GATAGATAAACAGATCGCCGTCGAAATGACGCGACACAATGCCGGGCTGATCGAGAAGCGTCGGCAATTACGGTTGCGGCGGAATAAGCTAAATCAACAGATCGAGCAGTTTTACGCCAATGCGGTACGGCTCGCAGATGAGGAACCTTACGGCCCGGCGCAATGATCGTTGAAGACCCGCGCGCGCTGAATCCAGCGCGCGATTTTTGCGAACTCGATCTGTATTTCTTTTCGCGCTACATGATGTTGCGCACGCGTGGCATCAAATGGCATCGCGCGCCGCATCATCCGGAAATATGCAACGCGCTCATGCGCGTGTTCAGAGGCGAATGCAAACGGCTGATCATCAACATTCCGCCGCGCTATTCGAAAACCGAACTCGTCATTATGTTCATGATATGGGCGCTCGGGCTTGTGCCGGACAGCGAATTCATCATGACGTCCTATTCGGGCGAGCTGGCGGCAAACAATTCATGGAAGGCGCGCGACATTGTGCGCCATGAAGCCTATCGCGAGATTTTCCCGCACGTCGAGATCATGGGCGGGTCGAGCGCCCGCGACCATTGGAAGACGACGAAGGGCGGCGTGGTTTACGCCCGCGGCGCGGGCGGCACGATCACCGGCTTCGGAGCCGGCAAGAAGCGGCCCGGCTTCGGCGGCGCGATCATCGTCGACGATCCGCATAAGGCCGACGAGGCGGCCAGCGACGTCATTCGCAAAGGCACGCTCGAATGGTTCAGCAATACGCTGGAAAGCCGCCTGAACACGCGTGATACGCCGATCATCGTGATCATGCAGCGACTTCACGAAGAGGATTTGGCGGGTTGGTTGCTCGCGGGCGGCAACGGCGAGGAATGGGAGCATCTATGCCTGCCGGCGATCCAAGAGGATGGCTCGGCGCTCTGGCCCGAGATGCACACGATCGAGGACTTGCGCCGCCTCGAAACCGCGAGCCCCTATAACTTCGCCGGCCAGTATTTGCAGCGTCCGGCGCCGCCCGGCGGCGGCATGTTCAAGCCCGATGCGCTTGGCGTGCTGGACAGCCGGCCCGCCTGCGTCGAGATGGTGCGCGCATGGGATTTGGCCGGCACGATCGCTGACGGCGACTGGACCGTCGGATTGCTGCTCGGGCGGACGAAGGAAAACCGCTACGTCATTCTCGACGTGCGGCGATTACAGGGCAGTCCGGATGAAGTGGAACAGGCGATCGTGGCGATGGCGCGTCTCGACGGTCACAAAGTCCGAGTCGCACTCCCTCAAGACCCCGGCCAAGCGGGTAAAGCGCAATTGCTCTACCTTACCAAAGCACTCGCGGGTTTTCGAGTCATCGCCTCGCCAGAAAGCGGAGATAAAGAAACACGGGCCGGGCCGATCGCGGCGCAAGTTAATCTGGGAAACGTTGACATTGTGAGAGGCGAGTGGAATTTGTCGCTGCTCAACGAAATGCGTAACTTTCCTTTCGCCAAGCACGACGATCAGATCGACGCGCTCAGCCGCGCCTTCATGACCATGACGGAGCGCCCGCGCGGCGTGTTCGTCCCTGACAGCTTGCTCCTGCGTGGCGAACAAGAGCGCGTCGCGCGCGATTTGCAGGGGTTCTATCGCTAATGCCTGCCGGCCGTCCGCAACTGATCGACGGCATACATCAAAGAATCGCTGCGTTGTGGAATGAAGGCAACTCGTCGGGCGTTATCGCGCAAGTGCTGCTCGTCGACGTGTCCTATGTGAACAACGCAATACAGCGGATGCGCAAGCGTGGCGTGCCGCTGCGGAACAGTCAACCGACGAAGCGCGCAAGACAGATCGGACTCGACTTCAAGTGACGGCGACACGGCGCAAAGCGCCCCCTTCGAAATCAGGCATTGGACGGATTAGCGATCTGCTCGTCGAGCGGTCGAAGCAAAAGCCGTACGTCGTGCCGGAGTTCAAAGCCCCGCAGTTTCCGCCCGACGTCGGCCCGGCGCGCAAGAGCGTCGAGATGGCGATGGATGACGCCGTCTCGAATCAAATGACATGGCTGAACGCGGCGCTCGTGCAGCGCTCGTCTGAGGGTCAGCAATTCATCGGATATCCTGAACTCTCGACGCTGGCGCAGCGTCCGGAGTATCGGCGCATTTCCGAGATAATCGCTATGGAAATGACGCGGCGATGGATCGAGATTGTCGCGACCGGGCAGGACGACAAGACCGACAAAATCCAGACAATCGAGCGCGTGCTGAAGGAATTCGATGTTCAGGACGCTTTTCGCGAGATGGCTCTACAAGACGGTCTTTTTGGCCGTTCTCACCTATTTCTGGATTTTGGCCAGACGGTCGGCCCGGAGCTAGAAACGAACATCGGCAACGGCCGAAACGAAACGAGCAAATACAAGGTCGCGCGCAATTCGTTCCGGGGCGTGAAGGTCGTCGAGGCGATCTGGACGTATCCGCAGGATTACAATACGACTAACCCGCTCGCGGAAGATTTTTACACGCCGCAGTATTGGATGGTCTTCAGTCAGCGCGTGCATGTCTCGCGCCTCCTGCGCTTCGTCTCGCGCGAAGTGCCGGACATTCTGAAACCCGTCTATGCGTTCGGCGGCGTTTCCATGTCGCAGCTCGTGCGACCCTACGTCGACAATTGGCTGCGCACGCGTCAGTCAGTCTCCGATCTCATTCATTCGTTCGCGGTCAGCGGCGTCAAGACAAACCTTGGCGACCTGATGATGCAGGGCGACGGCGAGGTTTATAAGCGCGTCGATTTCTATAATCAGATGCGCGACAATCGCGGCACGATGCTGCTCGACATGGAGACGGAAGATTTCTTCACCGTCTCGACGCCGCTCGGAACGCTCGACCATTTGCAGGCGCAGGCGCAGGAGCATATGGCGAGCGTGTCGGGCATTCCGATCGTCAAGCTGCTCGGCATTCAACCGGCCGGCCTGAACGCGTCATCCGAAGGCGAGCTAGAGTGCTTCTATACGTGGATCGAGGCGCAGCAAGAATCGCTGTTCCGCGAACCGCTGAAGCGCATCGTCTCGTTTATTCAAATGAGCATGTGGGGCGAAGTCGATCCGGAAATCGACTTCAAATTCCGCCCGCTGCGCGTGCTCGACGACAAGACCGCTGCGGAAGTTCGCGAGATCGACGCGCGCACGGGCAAGACGCTGATCGAGTCGGGCGCGATTACGAAGGCGGAGGAACGCGAGCGCGTCGCCTCCGATCCCGAGACGCCTTACGACGGCCTCGACCTGAACGTGATTCCCGACCTGTCCGCGAAGGAAAAGGCCGAAGTCGCCGACGCGACGGTGAAGGCGATCGTCGAGGCGCAATCGGCCGGGCTGTTGAGCGATCGACAGGCGATGCAGGAATTGCAGCTCTGCGCGCGCAGCACGGATATCTTCCGCAGCGTCACGCAGGCCGATATCGACCTTGCGGAAGTCATGCCGCAGAACATCAACGAGATCGAGGCGCAGAACGCCGGTATGCCCGGCGCCCCGATCGAGGGCGACTTCCCCAAAGGGCCGGGACCGAAAGGAAGCGGCGGCGCGAAACCGAACGTCCCTTTTCAGGGCGCGCGTGACGCCGGCTTCGACCCGCGCGAGCCCCGCGACAGGCGGGGCCGCTGGTCGGCGCTGGGGCGCGCCGAGACCGGGAAGCCCGTAACCGCCGACCTGTATCACGGGACGCCTGACGGGCGCTTTCTGGCCCGCGGCGAGGGCTTCCGCGAGAAGAGCATATCCGGGTCGCTCGGCGTCTCCTTCTCCGAGGATTACGGCACGGCCAAGTCGTACGCCGACGATCGCCGCGCCTTCGACTATCAGAACGCCGAGCCGACCGTCGTGCGGCGGCGCGTGACCATGCAGAATCCGCTCGTCGTCGATATGAAGGGCGATAAGTGGAATCTCGGGTCTTACGAGCAATTCGTGAAGGATGCGAAGGCGAAAGGCCATGACGGCATCGTCTTCAAGAACATCCGCGACCATTATCAGCCGGACAGCGCCAAGAAGCCGTCGAACACTGTGCTCGTCTTCAACGTCGGCGGGATCAAGGAGATCGAGCAGGCGCAGGACGAATTCAATCCGGACGATCATCCGCGCCTGCCGGCCGGCGCTGCGCCGAGCGGCAACAGCACGAAGCCCGGCGAGTTCGTCAAGAAAGACGCGGACGTCACGCTGCAACATGAAGCGATCGACGTCGGCGGCGACAAGTGGAACAAGGAAACGGCTATTCGCCTCGAAAGCGAATACGCGCGCGCCAAGCCTGATCTGGAAAAGCTGCTCGGCAAGATTGCTGATACGACCGAGCATAAATATCGACTGATCGAGGAAGACGACAATATAGAAGCCGGCGATATCATTTCGCTCGACCCCGACGGCAAGCACGTCATGAAAGTGGCGGAATACGACGTCGAAAA